CCAATGGTTTGAGTATCTAAGCATTGACCGGGGATGTGCCGGGGAGGGTGCGTGGAAAATGTGTGTATAGCACCCTCACACAGTCCCCTCATTTTCCCTTCAAGGCAGTGAGGTGGGTCGGTTGGAGCTTGCATCCCTCATTCGGCCACCTGGGGGCCTCTCAGGGACAGCTACAACCTCCTCTGAGCGCAGGGTCGAAGACCCGAGCACGGCAACGAGCAAAGCGAGGCGGCAGTAATCTGTAATCTTATTACCCCGGTAATCACCAACCCTGAATAAGAACCTTTGTTATTAAAGGTTATCCGAGGCGCATCCACCCGCTGAGATATCTACGATCCGTGATATCTCCTACCTTCCTTGTCAAGCTGGTCAGTGCTTGGGGAAGTGGTCCGGCCTAATGGACATAACAGGCTGTTACCCTGCAACGGGGATCAAACCGGCTACCACACCGGCCCGGAACGAGGGGGCAAAGCGCCTAGAAACACCAGCCGCCCGGTGCTTCCTCCCTGACTGGCTCAAGGCCATTGGGTACACGATACACCATTTCTGGTGACGCGTGTGTTGACAAAGTGCTACCATTTCGTCAGCGTCCGATAAGGGGGGTTCCCGTGGTGATTCTTGAGTTTGTGATCCTTGGATTTATCTTGGTTCTTCTGGGCCTGACGCTGTACGATTTTACCCACCCGTACATCCAGGAAGACGATCCGCTTGTGTCGTGGACCTGCGACAATTGTGGCTACCACGTTGAAGCTATGACCATCGAGGGCGTTGTGGAAGGTATGCGTATTCACGAGACCTCTTTTGAGTGCCCACTGTTTGACGATGATATTTGACCACCGAGGATACGAGAAGAAACCCATGACTGACGAAACTGTAACCATCTCCAAGGACGAGTACCACAAGCTCCAGGTAATTGCGGACATCATGCGCCGGGATTACATCTTTGCCCACACGTCGCCCACCTCTGATGAGTACGAGCAGGCAATGAAGAACACCGCCTCCACTGCGGAGTGGAAGGCCGCCATTGAGGATCTAGATGGTCTTGGCTCCTGATCCCCTGTACCTGCCCCCCTCTCAGCCGTGGGAAGACGATGACGACGCCGAGCCTGAGTACGCTCCCGAGTTCTGCCCCGACCACAAGATTGAGACCGATTGCTTTGGCTACCTGGCCTGCCTCACCTGCCGGAGAACTAAATAGGCACCCCGTGCCGTAAAAATTTTTTGAGCACCTCTGGGCGTGAGGGGACCATCTGCTTTAACAGGGTCCACGCCTCACACCAAGGGAGGTTGGTAATCAAATGATAGCATCTCTAGTAGGGATATGGCTGTAACTCCGATTCAAAAAGAGAAATATTGGGCGCTGCGTCAAGCAGGGTTTTCTCAGCCGGACGCCGCTCGCTCGGCTGGGTTTGCTGTTTCCACTGCTCAGCGTCTTGAGAAACAAGCCCGTGAGCGTGGGCAGAACCGTGTCATCGAAAAACAGAATGACGAGTTCCCCAACCCCAAGAAGTACAACGAGCTTTCGGCAGAAGCCAAACGTGGGCTAGAGGATTTCGGATTCTTTCAGGAACGGTACTTTGGTCGTATTGCTATGCCGTGGCAGCAGGAAGCGGCCAACGCCATCGCCCACTTGCTTGACACTCCCAACGAGGAATATGTGGTTGTCAACGCTCCCCCTGGGTCCGGTAAGACCGTTACCTTTGTCCATGACATCCCTGTTTGGCTGACCTGCCGGAACCGGGCTATCCGTGGAATGATTGGTTCAGCCACTATGCAGCTTGCCAAGCGCAACGTGCAGCGCATCAAGCGAACCCTAGAGCGGCCTGACTTGGTTAAGGGCGAGGCTATGGCCCTCAAGCGTGGGGATGCCCTAGACGGTACAGGTGTCCTTGCCCACGACTACGGGCGATTTAAGCCTATTGACAAAGAACTGTGGACCGGCGATGCGTTCGTGGTTATGCAGCCGGACGAAACCGGAGCCATTACCGAAAAGGAACCTACTTGGTCTGCCTACGGTATTGACACCTCGTTCATCGGTGGACGCTACGACTTTGTTATGTGGGACGACCTTGTGGACCCCCGCAAGATGCGTACCCTGGAACAGAAGGAAGCGTTGCAGGATGTCTACCAGGACGTGTGTGAGACTCGTCTTGAGCCTGGTGGCCTCCTGATCCTCCAGGGCCAGCGCATCAGCTCGGACGATCTGTACCGATTTGCCTTGGATATGAACGCCCCCATGCCCGAGGAGGACGATGACTTTGAAGCCGAGGAATACACCTCACGGTACGGGGAAGGTCGAGATGGCAAGAAGTACCACCACATCATCTTCAAGGCACACTACGAGGAAAAGTGCGATGAAACTCAGCACAAGAAGTCCAGTGCGCCCTATCCAGAGGGTTGTCTCCTTGTCCCACGCAGAATCCCTTGGTCCAAGATCAACACCCTCCAGTCCAACCGTGGAGAGCGTTTTACAGTGCTCTACCAGCAAGAGGACGTTGACCCCACCGAAGTCCTTGTCCCAAACGCTTGGGTCTATGGTCACGACGAGTTTGTCGGCTGCATTGACAAATGGCGGGACCGCCTCGAAATACCTAGCGGACTTGTGGCGGCGGACTGTATCTCGGTAGCTACTGCCGACCCGTCTCCCACGAACTATTGGTCCGTGCAGTGGTGGATCTATGATCCGGCCTCTGAGACCCGTTACTTAATTGATTTGCTGCGTAAGAAGATGGACGCACCGGATTTCTTGGACTGGTCTGCACCCGAGGGTAAGTTTGTCGGAGTCATGGAAGACTGGCAGGATGCGTCCCGCACGTTGGGCTTTCCGATCCAGACATGGATCATTGAAGCAAATGCAGCGCAACGGTTCATGTTACAATATGACCATGTGCGTCGTTGGCGCTCATTGAACGATGTTGACATTTTGCCCCACACCACGGGCAAGAACAAGAGCGATAAAGACTACGGAGTTGAAACCATAGCTCCGCATTGGAGATTCGGTCGTGTTCGTCTGCCAGGTAAGGGCGATGGCAAGGTCGTTTCAATGCGGCTCATTGACGAGGTAACTAAATACCCGCATGGCAGAACGGATGACTGTGTAATGGCTGAATGGTTCTTTGAATGGAATCTTCCGAACCTGAGCGCCCCTAGCGCCACCGTTCCTGTCGCCTCGTGGCGTCCCTCTTGGATTGCATCGTGAAAAGCGCAGAGGACATTGTAGCACTTCACACGCAGCGCAAGTCTGCTCGTGGCGATTACCTTGCTCGCATGGGAGACATCTCCCGTCACTACAACAACGAAGTCACCGTTCCCCTCCCCGAGCTGGACCAGAATGAGAAGCCTGCCGTAGCAAACCTGCTGGCGCAGGGCATTGACCAGTATTCGTTGCGGGTTGCCTCGGTGATGCCAGATGTCAGCTTTCCGTCCCTGCGGCCCGGAATCCAGGCGTCTGAGGAAAAGGCTCGTGCCCGTCGCAAAGCAACGCTCGGTTGGTTTGACATGAACTCCATGAGCATGAAGATGCGTCAGCGTGCTCGATACCAGACCGCTTATGCTTCCTCGCCCGTTTCCATCCACCCGGTCAGCCTGAACCAGAATGACAAGCGTGAGATTCCCTTCTGGCGTATCCGGAATCCGCTTTCCACTTTTCCGTCTGACACGGTTGACCCGTACAACATGGAGCCGGATGACTGCATCTTTGAGGATGCCCGAACCCTCCGTTGGATTAAGGACAACTATCCCGAATCCGCCAATGTCCTTTACACCGGCAAGACTAACGACTCTTCCCTGTTCACCATCCTTGAGTATGTGGACGCTGAGGAGACGGTTCTGGTGGCTATTGGGGCTAAGCGTGAGTCCCGTGGTTACATGGCCGGAGAGGACCGTACAGGGGTCTCTCAGATCGTTCTAGCCCGAGTCCCCAACCGTGCTGGCATCTGCCCGGTGGTTGTGCCCAGCCGGATCGCCCTTGACAAGATCATGTCCAAGTTTGAGTCCATGATGGGCATGTTCCACCGGCAGGCCAAGCTTGACGCTCTTAACACAATCGCTGTTCAGCGTGGCGTGTTCCCTGACGAGTGGCTTATCCCGCACCCCAACGCAAATGGCATGGAGCCCAAGATCGTTCAGAACGCCGATGGCAAGCTGGGCGTGCGAGGCATCATTAAGAACGGTCAGATTGTGGCTATGAATCCTCAGCCTGGTCAGCACTCTGAAACGACACTTGATCGGCTAGAAAGGTCCGCTCGGCTCTCCGCTGGTATTCCTGCAGAGTGGGGCGGTGAATCGGGTTCGAACATCCGCACAGCTCGCAGGGGCGATTCTGTGATGTCGGCTGCTGTTGATCCTGATATTCAGGAGACTCAGGAGATTTTTGCTGCCTCGATGGAAGCGGAAGTACGGCGCGCCATAGCGATCCAAAAGGCTTATTATGGTAAGAAGCCAACGCTGTTCCTCCTCGGCATGGATGGTGAAGTCGGCAAGTACCCCGATTATACCCCCAACGAAACCTTTGAGACTGATCTGTGCAAGATCACTTACCCCCTGCCCGGTTCCGACGCTAACCAGATGTCGGTGATGATCGGCCAGAAAGTCGGCATCGGTGAGATGTCGGTGCAGACCGCAATGGAGATGGACCCGCTCATCCCTGACCCCGAGCTTGAGACTGCTCGAATCCACATGGAAGGTATTCGCAAGGCGCTGCTTTCCGGCCTTGAGCAGCAGGCAGTTCAGGGACAGTTGGACCCCGCTACCATTGCAAAGATCGCACTTAAAACCTCAGACGGCAAGACCACGCTTGAGCAGGCCGTGGTTCAGGTTCATGAGGAAATGCAGAAGGAACAGGCGGACAAGCAGAATGAGCAAGGACAGCAGCCCCAAGGTATGCAAATGCCCGGACAGATGCCTCCAGGAATGCCACCCGGTGGACCTCAGCAGGCAGAAGCGCAGCCCGAAGACCAGGCTGGTCTTGCTGCCGCAATGGGCGGTGCGGGTACTCCGGAAGGAACGCCCCCCGTTGGTCCGCCGCCGCAAGGACTAGGCAACTTGTCTCAGTTGCTTGGACAACTTCATTCATCCGGTCAAGCGCCAATAATGTCACAGTGACCGAGTGTTGGATTTGTCGTACAAAACTAGCGTTTCACTTTGACCCTCTTATCACTTCTGATGACTTTCCCACACTTTGCGAAGATTGTTTTGGACGCAGAGTATTTCGTCAATCTGTTTATCAAAGGTTTTTAAGGAGTCGAAATGCCGAGAACGGGTAAGGGTGGCAAGCGTCAGGGTGACGCACAGACCGCATACTCTAACAGGACTGACCTTAACAACCGTGGGCCACAACCTATCACCGCTGCGCCCGGACAACCTTACGGTCAGCGTCAGATGCTTGAGGATGCTCAGCGTGCCGTTCCCATGGCAGGCACATCCGTTCCCGCTGCACAGATTTCAAAAAGCAATTTGCCAGCCGTACAGCAAAATCTTCCGGGGCCAGGTGAAATTCCGTTTCGAGAGCCTATGCCGCATCCCGATCAAAATGTACCGCCCGCAATTTCCAACGATCCAAACACGGTGAGGAATATTGCCGACATTCTCTCCGAGGCAGCATCTTCAAATTACGCCACAGAAGCAGTAAAGAATTTGGCTTCGTTTGCTAGGGCAATGGTGGTTTAATGCCGGGTATTGTCACTTCACTTGGTATGGGGTTTGTACCCAACCAGCAAAATGATTATCAGGCAATGAAACTGGGTCATGTTTTAGAGGCAGCACCTACGTTTGTAAATCACCCCGCCCTTGCGTTGAGCATGGCAAACACCCAAGGTAACTTGGCACAGAACGCTCAGACGGTTGGTGGATTTCACATCGCTTCCGCTCTTCAACATCAAGTAGGAGCTCTGCTCAGTGACCCTAGTTACAGGGCAAGCGTTGCTGAGTCGCTACAAAATCAAACCAACCCTAATTACTGCGTGTTGGGTAAGAACGATTATTACCCATTGACCAATAAGCCGCATACCCCTAGTCCCGCCCAGTCAAACGGAGTTGGACCCGCAATCGTCACCCCAATTGCAACAAACGGTTTTTGGGGTCCTCTTGGTCATTTGATTCATAGTGCAGCACATTTTGTCAATCAAAATGTTCTTAACCCAGTTGAACACGGTGCTCATGTTTATTGGAGCGATTTTGCCAATGGTATGAGCGGAGCAGTAAGAGATTTGAATTTTGTCTCTGGTGCTCACTTTGACCCGCTTCACACTTTCCACAGTTCAACAATTGGTTCAGATCCTCAGGATAGAATCAGCACTCAAATTTCAGAACAGTTTGATTACTACAACCATCTGTATCGTTACACGGTTCTTATGTACCGTAAGTACGGTTGGATGGGTGTTGCCCGTGCATTGGCTCCTGCGGTCCTTGGGGCTCTTGCCACAACCGCTCTGACTCTAGGAACCAGAGGAGCCGCTGCTGGCGAGGCTGCCGCAATTGGAGCTGATGTAACTGGTGCGTTGGGGGGAGAGGCCGCTTCTGCCGCAATGGGTGGAGAGGCAGGTGCAGCAGCCGGGGAAACCGCTGCCGCTACGACAGGAGAAGCCGGAGCCGAAACAACAGGAACTACTGCCGCTGAATCCGCAGCTCGTACAAACATGGGTCCGTTTGGAACCGCAGCACGAGCGGTTGGACAAACTGTTGGCGGTGTCTTGCGAGGGACGGCAGCAATTTCCTCACGAGTCTCACTTGGTTCGTGGGCTGGCTCTGAAGCATTTCACGATCAAAAGTTGTGGGAAACTTCTCGCAATGCAATGCCAGGTCTAAGCACGATTGGCCGTTGGGCGGCACAAGAAACTGGTTTGCAGAACACTTGGCTTGGATCTGCAATGTCCGGGACCATTGATTCAATCACCGCACTGACAGAACCATTTATGATGGGCGGTCGCCTTGCTCCTGAAATCAGAGGAGTGCTCCCATTCGGCGCAAGCAAGTCAGTTGCTCTTTCTACTGCCGATCATTGGGTGTCTCAATACAGGTCAAGTGCTGGAGCACAGGCAACCCTCAAGCAAATTTCTGAGTGGGGTTCTGCGGAAAATTCCAATCTTAAAGACATCATCGGCAAAATCATTCGAGCCTACCCAGCCCTTGAACCCATCTCCATTGATTTGGCACGAGAGTCAATGCGGGTTGGTCACAACACCGCTGACGATCTTTCTCGACGCATTTCAGAAATTCTTGACAGAGGACAAGAACTGCACGCCATCAAGTTTCCCAGCACCGGGTTCTACCAGATGCTCAAGAACGCCAAGGTTGGTGATGGCAAGCTAGCCGGTTTTGTGTCCGAATTGTTTGGGCAGAGCGCAATGCGTTACGACGAGGAAAGCCGAAAGATCGTCACTGATGTCATTGAATTCGGAGACAAGAACGCTGAGCACGCTTTTGGTCAAGCCATGCAGCAGGCCGGGTGGAAATCGTCAGACATCAATAGAATTCTTGGCGAATTGAAGCTGGCATCAAATCCTGAGGTTTGGAACAACATTTATCGAAATGTTCTTACTGAGGGCGCATTGCGTAACGCCACCAAGCAGTTTGTCAAATTTGTCATTGATCGTGATATTTCAACGCTTACTCATTTTGACCCCTCCGAACTCCAAGGCATCAGCAAAAAGTCTTTGAGGGCTGATATTAAAACTGATCTTGACACAACGGGAAGATTGTCAGACGCAACAATCTCAAAGCTTGAGATGTTCAGTTCAGACCTTGGCAGCTTGTACAGCCAACTTGAAAAGTCAATCAAGCAAGGCATTGATGATTTTGTTGGTTCAATTCACGCTGGCAAAGAGGGAACCATGGGAACCTCTGGCCGGGGCGAAAGTCTTGCCAACCTTGGAGATCAGGCCGATGTTAACGCCGCCCCGGTAGATACTCAGCTAGCGCCGTATGTGTTTCCCAATTACGTTGAACTTGGAAACATTGTGCGAGACGCAATGGACATTGTTCGTCGTGGATCTGGCATTGATGCGTCTTTCTCTGAAGCCATGGCGGCCAAGGCGGTCAAGGCCGGTCATTGGATCAACACCAACCTTAACGAGATGTGGTTCAAGCCCCTCGCACTTCTTACGCCAGGTTGGGCAATGCGAGTATCCATTTCGGAACTTGGACTTAACACTTTCAGGATTGGACCACGCAACTATTACGCAGGCCGTGTTGCTAACGCTTACCTCAAGCGTCAGGGCAACGTTGCCAAAACCGTTACCAAAATCCTGAATGACAAAATCAAGGAATCAGATCAGTATTTGCTTGACCTTGAGCACCGAATCAAAAACCCAATTACGGAAGATCCCAAAGTTCTTCAAGAAGCATTGCTTGAGGAGCAAAATTACAACGCTTGGCTTAAAGGTTTTGATACTCGAAACGAAGCTATTGATCTTGGTGAGTTTAAGGATGTTGGTAGAACTCAACAAGAAATTGACAGGTTGTTGCAGTCTGCAACGCCGCAGCAGCTTGAACTTCTTTACAATCAATTTCCTCACCTTGCCGAAGATGAACTAAATGTTGCCGAAGGTATGGGCGCAAACCTGAACAATATGGGCTACAAAGTCAATCGAACCGTGGCGCAGAATCTTGCTATTTACTGGCGCACGATCCGAGCTGGTTTTGACAAGACCATGCTTGATGCTCTTGGTTGGGACAATGTTTCCAAGTACGTTCCTGAATTGCTGTACAAGCATCAGGGCGGGACTTGGTTGCCGGAAGCGATTGGCGCAAAACACTCCGCTTCTTTGCACGAGCAAGATGTTGCTATTGACAACATGGAAGTTGACAGTCTTAAGAAAGACGGAACCCTTAAGACAAAGATGCTTCACAATGTTGCCAATCCTGAGTTCGTACTTGCAAAGTACGGGGAAAAAGGATTCTTTGACGGTTGGTTTGCACAAGCCGTTCATCTTTCAAACAGCCCAATTGTCGGACGTAAGGCCGTTCAAATCTATCGTGATCTGTATGTAGGCGGATTGCGTGAGGAATCACTTCACGATGCGGCTGTCACAAAAATCAGTCAGATGCTTGATACCATTCATTCAGATGATCTGATGAAGTTCCAGCGTCACTACGACGCAGCGTATGGTCATTCCATGTCACCCCATCAGTCTTGGGCTCATGTGCTTTCCGACATGATTGAGGGCGTGGTTTCACGTCAAGACAAGATCATGCTTCCATCTGGTGCAACATCGTACTTCTGGCAGCCCGTCAAAGAAGATTTGCTCAACCAAATGGCAGACGGTGAGCTGCCCATTTCACTCAACGCTTTTATCTCAGAGCACGCAATGCGTGATGGCAAGCTTCTTCCCAAGAACGAATTGCCCATCACCACAGTCGCTCGTCGCCCTCGTCAATCTTTTGAAGGACGGGGCGTAAGCCAGATTTGGCATGGCGTGGGTGACATTGTTAACAAGATGTCAATGTTGGGCCACGACAAGGTGTTGGGCAACATCGTCAACAACCTTGTTCGTGAGCCGGTTTACATCTACGAGTACGTCATGGCTCGTAAGGAACTTGAAAGCGCAGTCCAAGCTGGTCGCATTACTGCGGATCAAGCATCGGTGATGGCGGAAACCAATGCTTCTCGGGAAATGATTCGATTCATTCACAACCCCAAGGACAAGACGAAGTTTGAAGAGTTAATGCGAATTGTCTCGCCGTTCTATTTTGCCAAGAATCAGGCATGGCGACGGATGGGCCGGTTGTTTGCCAAGAACCCTGGTGCGTTCATGCAGTACGCAAGAAGCATGCTTGCAGTTGTTGACTGGGCTCAATCTGCAACTAACAAAAACGGTCAATCAGTTTGGGTTCTTCCGGGCGTTTCAGATTGGCTTCCTGCAAACCTTACTGGTTCGCTGACTGCCCTTGCTTCAATGGACCCATTGGCATCGGATCAAATTGCCAATGCTTTTGGGGGTACGACTGGAACGTTCCTAGATTATGTTTTTCCTGCGTTTGGTCCAGCTGCCACCATTCCCCTCTACGGCATTTCTGAGATTCCAGGAATTCGTGAAAATCCCACGGCAGCAAAGTTGTTTCAGCAAGCCCTTGGGCCGATTAACTACAACGAAAGTTTGTCCCAGTTTTTGTACGGCGTAGCAATGCCCAACTCAATGATCCGTCAAATCATTGGCGCTGTTGACGGTCATTTCTCTTCGTCCAATGCACCGGCTGATGTTTTGGACACCTCGTATCGAAATGCAGAGCTTGAAGTACAAAGTGAAAAACTGGATCAGATTATTCACGAAGCAGCAGTCAAGGTTGAAAAAATGGGGGTTAAACCAAACGACCCCAAGTTTGCCGGACTTCTTGCAGAGGAAGTAGGAACCGTATTTCATCAGGGCGGAGCAACCAATCCAACGGCATCTCCTGATGCAACAAACTTCCTTAACGGAGTCAGGTTTGGTACTGACCTAGTTATGTTTGCCAAGTTTGGTCTTTCGCTTGTTTCACCAGTAGCGATCAGCACCGGCTCTAAAATCACTCCTGAACGCAACCTTTTGATGAAGTATGTCAAGCAATATCAAAAGCAGGGCTACTCCGCTGCCGTGGATCATTTCATCACCGATCACCCTGAAATGGCAGCAGCTCTCCTGACAACTTCAAAATCCCCCAATGGTTACTACCCAGCAACCAAAACAACGCTGAATTGGGTGACAGTCAATAACGGAATTGTCAACGATTACCCACGGGCTGCGCTTGCGTATGGTCCGGACATGAGCAAAGACACTGCCTATTTTCAGCAGGCCGAAAATTATCTGACCGCTCAAGGACTGTCAAAGAAGCAGACTCCTGAAGAGTTTCTGCAATCTTTCTTCACAACAGTTGGAAACATTTTTGCTTACAATTTTGTTAAACCCGTTTATGCAACGGCAAAGAAAAACAACGTTCCTGGTGCTTACCAGTGGGAGAAGGATGCAATCACTACATACGGCAACAAGTACAACCCATACTGGTTGACTAATCAATACAATGCTATGCCTTCGGTTGCCAACAAACAACAGGCATACATTCAGCTTGTCGGCGGTGGCAACTATCGAGGTCTGATTAACGATTCACGAGTTGCTGGCACACCAGAGCAAATGGGTAGGTTTGCTTCCGTTTTAAATCCTCTGATCGGCTCAAAGGGAACAATGAATTCAATTTCCCAAAAAGATTTTCAACGTGCCGCTCGGGCCGCTGGGGTTTCTGGCGATCTTGCGAATAACATGCTGTTAACCTATTACTACAAGAAAATTAATTCTGATTTTGTTCCTGCATTAAACAACTATTTGCAAGCAGCGGCAAAACACCAATACACTTACGAAGATATCAAGCTCTGGTGGGACGACACAATGAATCAAATTATCAAACTGGTTCCTGCGCTACAGTCAGGTATTGAAACTGTATTTAGGGGGCTCGGATGAGCGACACCATGACGCCCGCACCTGAACAGGAAATTTCAGATGTTGAAACTTCTCCTACGCCCGATATGCAGGGCTCTGATGTTCAGGCTCCTACAGAACCTTTGAAGGTTGGAGAATCCAACGTCAATATTCCGGGAGCAGAAGGACATGCGGAAGCTCCCATTGCTCCTGGTCAAGAACCACGTCACAGCGGGGTCAAAGGAGAAATTGAAAAAATTGTCAGCGATTATGTGATTCCAATGTCGGACGAAGCCATTGCAAATTGGGCTAAAACGTCAACGCCAGAAGAATTTAAGAAATACGCTGAGCAAGTTGCAATTGGATTGTACCCCACATTTGCTGTTCAAATTCAACAAGGAATCACTACTCGAATTCTTCTTGATCCTTATATTCAAGTTGCGATTCAGGTGCTTGGCGCTGTGGATCAACCGATCAATTGGTCCGATCCAAAGTGGTCGGCAGCTCTTGCTGGTGGCATAGACAGCAAGACGGGTAGGCCGGTGCCAATGTCGCTTGACGAATGGCGCAAGCATTTGATGTCAGATAGATCCCACGGCTGGGAATACTCTCAGCAAGCGCATGATCGTGTTCAAAAATTTCTTGACATTATGCACCGTGGATTTGGTGCTACTCAACAAGGACGGATGATTTAATGTCTAACGGAAACAACGTTAGTGTAACTCAACCAGGCGGAGGTTCAACTCTCTATCGAATTGGCGCTGACCCTTGGTTGGCTGCAAACTACCCCACGGCTGGGCCGCCAATGCCCGGTCAAGCTGTTGGTGGACCCAACCTTTCAGGTTCTGACCCCGGCCAAGTTTATTTGAAGATGCAAAATGCTCTTGGTCTTAATGGCATCCAATCTCTCTACACCCACCTAACGGGTCAGACCGCCGATGAGGCGCACATTGAAACCGCCATGAAGGATTTGATTTCTCAGGCGGGCGGATCTCAGAACGGTGTATACGGCGGCTTGATGACAGCCGGTTTGCTCGGAAATTACGATGTCAAGACCGGGGGCAACGCAGCAAACTCTGTTTCGCTCAATGCACAAAATGAAGCGTATCTGGCTTCAATGACTGCACAACAGGAAGTTTCTGCTTATTCGTCGGTGACGCAAGCTCTTGACTATTGGGGTTTGATGGACCTTGCGCCGACCGCTTGGCAAATGATTTCTGATCCAGGACAGCACTACAACGCCGATATGGTTCTTCAGCAGATTCGCAACAGTCCTCAGTACCAAGCCCGCTTTCCCGGCATTAACAACATTCTTGTGGGCGGTGGCCGGGTGATGACTGAAAACGAATACATCACCCACGAGCAAGACGTTAAAGCTCAGATGGCTAACTGGTCTGTTCCTTCTGGATTTGTCACTCAACAGGAAATTGGAAATCTTATTCAAAACGGTATTTACGGAAACAATTTAACAGCTCGTCTGCAAAATGGTTATGACGTAATGAAGAACGCCCCGAAGGAAATTAGGCAGGCGCTCAAGCAAAATTACGGAATTTCTAACGGCGGACTTCTGGCTTACTACCTTGACCCCAAGAAGGGGCTTGACCTTCTCAACAAGCAAAATGTGACCGCCGAGGTTCAAGGCTACGGACTTGAAACTGGTATTGGAAAGATTCAAAAATCAACCGCAGAAGCCATTGCTGCTTTGTACCCAGGTCAGGCTCCGACCGCAGGAGTTTCCGATGCAGCCTCAATCAAAGCTGCTGAATCTAGCGTTTCGGGTTTGGTGCCGCTGGAGACCGCTCAGGTTGGTATGCGTGGTCAGGCAAGAATCAACCAAGAGCAAATCCTGTCTCAAGCTTTTAAGGGCCTTGACGCTCAGGTTGGCACCACAGTTCCCAAGACTCAAGAGGCTATTCGTCTTGCTGAGGAAGCCCGCAGCGCAGGGCTTCGAGGCGGTGGTGGATTTGCTGAAACCGCCCGAGGCGTTGAAGGTCTTGGTCGTACCTCTACTGCGGGTATGGGTCAAGCATAACTGTGGTACACTTATCAGTAGTGGAGCTTTGGCCGGTGTGGACACCGTGAGCTAAGGCCGCTGCCCGGTAGGGGTGTGGCAACCCCGCTGTGTAGATGCCAACAAACCCAATCAACTATCCGTGTTCACACCTCCGGTGGGCATGCGTAACGGGATGGAGAGATCAACATGAGTGATTCCAACGAGTTCTATGAGAACGAGGACACCGACCACCTGGACCCAAACATCCGAGCAGAGCTTCGGAAGTCCAAGGAGCGGGCAAAGGAAGCAGCAGAGGCCAAGGCAGAAGCCGAGGCGCTGAGGCGAGACCTGGCCTTCACCAAGGCAGGCGTCCCCGAGACTGGCGTAGGAGCCCTTCTTCGTAAGGCATACGATGGAGACACCGACCCCGAGGCAATCCGCAAGGCAGCCGAGGAGTACGGGATCTTTCAGAGTCAGCCCGCCGAGCAGGCACCTGACCCGGTTCGACAGGAACTTGAGACCCACCGCACCATTCAGGGCGCAACTGGTACGAACCAGTCTGGCCCCACGGTCTATCAGGCCCTTGAGGCCATGATTGAAGAGGCGGGTTCAGTGGAAGCAATCATGGAGATCATCTCTAAGCAGGGTGCCGAAGGCGGCATCTACACTACCGGCCAACGCTGATCTACCGGGGTAACTTCCATAAGGAGAAAACCCCGTGGCTTACACCACTACTTCCCTCGGGCTGGCGCAGGCGGCATATGACCGTCTGGCACGCTTCGCCCTCCGTCCTGAGCTTTACTTCGACAACGTTGCCGATGTCAAGCCCACCAACCAGAGCATGCCGGGTTCGTCCGTCACGTTCCCGATCATCTCGGACCTCGCCATTGCGTCGTCTGCGCTGAACGAGTCCACTGACGTGACCCCCTCGGCCATGTCCGAGAGCACCGTTACGGTGTCGCTTGCTGAGTACGGTAACGCCGTCCTTACGACCGCCGCCCTGCGTGGTGAGTCGTATGTTGAGATTGACCCCATCGTTGCCAACGTGATTGGTTACAACGCTGGTGTGTCCATCGACACCGTGGCTCGTGACGTTCTCAAGGCTGGTACGAACGTTGCCTACACCGGCACCGCTACCTCCCGTGCGACCGTCAACAACACGACCTCGCTGCTCAAGGCTGCTGACATCCGTAAGGCCAAGGCGTTCCTTCGCTCAAACAACGTCCCGACCTTCAACGGGTTCTACACGACCTACATCCACCCGAACGTCGCCTACGACTTTACTGGTGAGACCGGTTCCGCTGCATGGCGTGACCCGCACACCTACTCGCAGCCTGGTGAGATCTGGGCCGGTGAGCTCGGTGCGTTCGAGGGTGCTCGTTTCATCGAGACCCCCCGTGCCCCGGTGTTCGCCTCCTCGGGTTCGTCGCTGACCTCCTCCACCAACGTGGATGTCTACGGCGTCCTCATGGTGGGTCGTCAGTCGCTGGCTAAGGCATGGTCGATGATGGACGGCAACACGGAGCAGCCGCACGTTGTTCCTGGTCCGATCACCGACTTCCTGCGCCGGTTCGTCCCGTGGGGCTGGTACTGGCTGGGTGGTTACTCCATCTACCGTCAGGCTTCGGTCTACCGCATCGAGACTGGTTCGACGATCACCTACGCCGACCCTGCTATCGACAAGTAATCGCTAGTCCCCTGAGGAGCCACTGATGGTCGGTCATTGCGCACACTGCGGTTCTATGGAATTGATCGCTGGTCAGGATATGTACCAGTGCTTGATCTGTGGAAAGCACACGCACAGTGATGGATCGTTGGTGGCTCCTTGGGAGGACAACGCACCACTAACCACTTGGTTTGGTCGCCGCAATGTTGACGGTGGCCGTTACGATAGTCAGGAGTAAGTATGGGAGTTTCATCCCCGACAGGGATGGGTGAGAAGCGAGGCATGGAGTTCGCCGGTCAGCCCGGTACTCCGCTTGGGCTTCGTCCCGAGCGAGCCAAAGCCAACCAGGCAGCTTCGCCCGGATCGCACGACATGGACAATGAGATGGCCGATCAGGGCTACACCATGGAGATGCGTGAGGACCCGACCTTCACCCCCGTCCGCAAGTACGTTGCCCACCACCCTGCACCCGACCGTGCCCACGAG